TAAAAAATTCAGCGTATATTTGTTGCTGCTATTATCAAGGTAAACTAAACTTTCCACATTTCCTAATTTGAATGGTAAATAAATTTCTAAAACTTTGAAGAAGTTTTATTTTAACCCCACACGAAAGAGAAAAGACCGCAAGAAGGAAGCCGAGCTAATACGGTTAAATAAGTTAAAAAATGAAACTAGAAGTAATAAGGTTCAGCAAACAAAAAGATTCGACTAATGGGATTCTATTCGACATATCAAAAGACAAAAGAGAGTTTTTATGCTATACTCTCGAAGACGAAGCTAGGGATATCAAAGTCATGGCAGAAACTTGTATCCCTGAAGGAGAGTATCCTATCCGTTTTAGAAATGTGGGCGGGATTCATACCAAATACTCTAAGCGGTTTGCCGATATTCATCTGGGTATGCTTGAAGTATGTGATGTACCTAATTTTTCGTATATTCTTATTCACTGCGGTAATACTGACGAAGATACTGGTGGGTGCTTACTTGTGGGTGACTCACAAGAGAACAACATAATCAAGTCCAATGGCTTTATAGGCCACTCTACAAAGGCTTATATGAGAATATATCAGCCAATAGCAGCCGCACTAAAAGCAGGGGAACAGGTTACTATTATTTACCGAGACTTTGAGGAGTCATTAGTCTTAAACGAACTAAAGGAAATATGCTAAAGAGAATGGGTAAAATGATAGCAAGACTTAAAACCTCTAAGCCATCAGTCCACATAAAGAAAAGAATCTCAGCTGGCGGAAAGAAGAAGAAGGGGAGGTAGTCAGACAGACTCCTCTAAGCTTCTATAGAATCGCTGTACAAGCAGTCTAGCTTTCTGCGTGAGAGCATATCTCACTCTATAGCTAACCTTGGTTTCATCACGAAACAAGTGATCCTCTAAGGTTTGCGAAGGGGTAAGTTTATCGAAGTACTTATATACGTACCCAGCGTTAACTAACGGGAATATTATTCTTTTCCCTATTTTATCTTTACTATAGCCATATTCAGCTACGGCAAAGTCTATTGTCCAGAACTCTAAGTCGTATGCCCAGCACATAAACATGAGCTCCCTTTGGAAAACATCCGCTGTTTCCTGGGTGTGTAGAAGCTTTTCTCTTAAGTTCTTTAAATAGTTCCTACGAACGAATTTCTTTTGTAACTTTAGGGACTCGCGGAAGAGTTTTTTCTTAGCTTGTTTTTTTCTAGCCATGACGTTTAATTCAAATAAGTACGAAGATATGAATAAAGACGGATTTCTCTTTGAAGTTCAGAAACTAGCTCTTGAGCTAGAGGCTTTGATTGATAAATACGACGTTAGAGATGAGGTTGTAAACGTCATGATGACTGGTGTAATAGAAAAGGCAGAAGAAGGAACGACTCGGATGCGAGCAATTTACAGCTATAGTATAGACTCACAGGAAGAACTGGAGGATGTATTGGAATTTATTAACGACACCTGGATACAACAGGATCTTTTAGATGATGAAGACGATAACGAAGCCGATCTAGACGACTTGCTTGATGGCACGGGTATAGAATTAGAATAGAATGGACGGACTTATTAGAAAGATCGTAATTGGGAAGGACCCAAAGAATGCGATGGCCTACTACGTAGGAATGAGAGCAGGTGGAGGCAATGTCTCTACCATCATACTAGATGATAGACATCTCTTTAAGTATGGTAAAAATAGATACCTTGTTTACATAGATATAGATGAATCTCAAGTTCTCTGGAAAGGAGTAGACGAGATGCCATGTATTGTGGAATACGACCTAAACTTCTGATGAAGTCTATGAAAGGGTTTATTGTTAAACTCCCGAAAAAAACAAAGGACTCTGTCACTCTTGCGGGTGGTGTAGAGATATTCATGGATACTAAGTACGACGAGTTCCGCCATAGAGTTATGGACGGGGAAGTTGTAGCTCTACCAGCAAAGCATGATACAGACATAAAGGTCGGCGACACCATATACTTCCACCACCACGTTGTAGTACAGGGAGGTACTCCATTGCCTGGATATGAGGGCTGTTACACCGTAATGTTTCATCCGACTAGCGCTATGGATTCCCAAGCTTTTGCTCATAAATGCGCAGAGACAGGAGTGGTAAAGAGTCTGTCCTCTTGGTGTTTGCTTGAATTTGTAGAAGAGAATCATATAGATGATTTAGAGTCAGATACTATAAAGCTAGTGGAGCTCACAAAGAAGGGCCCGACTAAAGGTCGTATAGCTTTTGCTTCAATAGAGTGCGAAGCTATGGGCGTTGGCCCAGGAGATATCGTTGGAATAGACAAAAATAGAGATTATAGGGTTGTAGTTGATGGAAAGGACTACTACCGTACACGCTCAGATGATTTCATGTATGTCGAGAACTAAATTCACTACAGTATCAGCGGCTAAGAGGCTCATGGCCAGTATGGAGGTTGCTATTGACAACATGATAGAAGAGATAAAGAAGCCTGTTGACCCAGACATTAATGGGTCGGCACGAAAGGCAGAACTCCAATCCATAAAGCAAACGGCGACAGATTGTAAGGAGCTTCTTGTAGAGAGGCAGAGGCTTGAACAAATGATTAAAACCCTCCATGAAAACGGAGAGATAGCAGAAGTAAAGGACTATTCAGGAGGTTTCGCTGAAAGATTCTCTAAATGAACTGTACGGTTGTCACGTATAAAGAGTGTAAAGACTGCAAAGAAGTCCTTCCAGAATCTGAGTTTAGAGTGCTGAGAAGAAAGAATCTGCCAGAATGGGCCCATTTAGAGTGCCGCACATGCGAAAACATTGCCCGATGTGCCGACAAAAAAAGAAAGAAAAAGCAGCTAGTGGCTTTATTAGGGGGTTGTTGCGAGGTGTGTGGGTACAATAAATGCATTGAGGCTCTAGATTTCCACCATAAAGACCCCTCTACAAAAAAGTTTGGGATAGCCAGGAAGCTTGCTCAATCATGGAAGTTGCTGTTACCAGAAGCTAAGAAATGCGCTGTGTTATGTTCTAATTGCCATAGAGAGTTTCATGCAGGGGTAATAGAGCTTTAATTCCTTATCTTTGCAATATGGCAGGAAAGACAGCAACATATTATCATACTCACCCAAAGTCATACGCTAAAAAGAAAAAGAAAGATGCAGCAGACGGAAAATCTAACGTTAGAACTACTAAAAGAGTTGAAGCTAACCAAAAGCGCCGCGAAGCAAAACGTAACGGACAAAATGTTAAAGGAAAGGATTATGATCATGCTACTGACAGCTTTGTCGATAGTTCGGTAAACAGAGGAAGGAAAGGTGAAGGTGGGAGAAAGAAGAAGTTTACGACAGTCAAAAAAGCCGTAAAGAGACTAAAGAATACAATTAAGCTCCTTAAAGGAGGGGGGCGATGAAATATAATATAACATGGCTGAATACAAATGTAAATGCAACGACGAAATAGTCACAACAGGCGAAATCACAATAAGATACGTAGAGGGAAAAGGTGTTATACACGATATTCAGTGCGAAAGCTGTGGAGAATACTTAGACCTTGCAAACCCTAAGTCTGGTGTCCCAAAGCTAGGAAGAATGAATAGCAGTGGAAGCAGTTATTAATGTCCGTTTTACTAGACACGAAAGAGTATGAGGAACCCGCTGTTAAGATTTGTCCCAACGGTAGTGAAGGTGAGCTACTCGAACTGGGTGGCTTGGTCATTTGTCTTCCAAAAAGGCCGCCGAAGAAAGAAATTTTCGGATATAAAGACCCAGACGCTATGCAAGTGTGGAGAAGGGTATCTATGCCGAAGGAACTGTCTCGTATTCGTTCTATGGATGAGTGGGGGGAGATGCCAAGGGAGTTTAGAGAGAAGTTTCGCCCATATATCGAGGAGGAATTTAGGCGTAGGCGTGAGGGCTTTTGGTTTTATAATTGCGGTGAAGCTACATATATTACGGGGAGGCATTACATGATGCTACAATGGGGGAAGATGGATATAGGCCATCCCTCCTACCTAGAGTTTCAAAGAGAAATTTTAATACATATGATGGCTTGTGAGCGCGACCCTCGATCTCTAGGTCAGCTATACACGAAGTGTCGTCGTAGTGGGTATACAAACATATGTTCCTCAGTATTAGTAGACGAGGCTACTCAAGTGAAAGACAAGCTGTTAGGCATCCAGTCTAAAACTGGTAAGGATGCCCAGGAGAATATCTTTATGAAGAAGGTAGTCTTTATGTTCCGTAGCTATCCATTCTTCTTTAAGCCTATTCAAGACGGTACCACTAACCCGCGTATGGAGTTAGCCTTTAGAGAGCCTTCTAAACGTATTACAAAAAACAATAAAACCTCATTTAAAGGGGACGCACTTAATACAGTTATCAACTGGAAGAACACCACAAATAATGCGTATGACGGGGAGAAAGTCCACATACTATATCTAGATGAGGCGGGGAAATGGGAGAGACCATCGGACATTAGAGATGCCTGGAGGGTACAAAGAACCTGTCTTATTGTTGGTAAAAAAGTAGTAGGTAAAGCCATGGTAGGAAGTACCGTAAACCCTATGGGGAAAGGGGGTAAAGAATACAAGGTTTTATGGAGGGATTCCGATCCTTTGGAGAGAAATGCTAACGGTAGGACTAGAACGGGGCTGTATAGGTTGTTTATACCTGCACATGAGTCTTTAGAGGGTTTCTTTGATATACATGGTAGACCAGTTACGGAAAACCCTGAAACACCAATCATCGGGCTGGACGGCGAACAGATTGTTATAGGGTCGAAAACCTACCTAAAGAATGAAAGGGCCGCTCTAAAGCATGATGCATCTGAACTGAACGAGATAACAAGACAGTTCCCTTTCACTACGGACGAGGCCTTTAGAGACAGTATTGATGGCAGCTTGTTTAACGTAGGTAAGATATATGAGCAGATCCAATACAACGACGAACTCTTCCCAAGCCCTATAGTAAGGGGTAACTTCAACTGGAAAGACGGAGACAAAGACACAGAAGTGGTGTTTTCTCCAGACATTAATGGGCGCTTTAAAGTCGCTTGGCTGGCCCCAGAAGCTCTCCGCAACCAAACAAAACTAGACCGAGGGAAACGCGTTGCACCTAATGCTGAGTTTGGCTGTGGCGGAGTAGACTCTTATGACTTAGACGCAACAGTGGATGGAAGAGGCTCTAAAGGCGCTCTTCACATGTACAATAAGTTTAACATGGAGCACCCATCTAACACGTTTATAGTGGAATACGCCTCTCGCCCACCCTTAGCTAAGATCTTTTATGAAGATGTATTAATGTGTGCTGTGTTTTATGGCTATCCTGTCTTAATTGAGAACAATAAGTACGGTATCGCAAGACACTTTGAATCAAGGGGTTACGATGGATACCTAATGGACAGGCCTAAACACTTATTAGCTGCTAATAGCTCTACGATTAAATCAAAAACCAAGGGTATCCCATCAAACTCACAGGACGTTATTCAGTCCCACGCTCATGCTATTGAGGCTTATATTCACGACCATGTCGGCTGTAATTATGAGTCTGGAGAAATGGGCGGGATGTATTTCAATGAAACCTTAGAAGACTGGATAGGCTATGATATAACCAACAGAACTCGCTTTGACCTTACTATAAGTTCGGGATTAGCACTTCTAGCAGCTCAAAAAACTAAAATCAAAAAGAAAGAGCGAGCCGACTATTCTGACAAACAATTCTTTAGGCGATTTAAGGTTTACTAGGTAAACTCCACGTTTCGTATATTTGCAAAAATGCGCACACTCCACATCCATGTACAGCAGTAACAACAACAAGAAAAGAACCCAGGGATTTCCAGATCCTTTAGCTCCCGCTAACGAAAAAGAAACGGAGGATTATGGCTTAGATTATGCTAAGTCTATTGAGTCTCAGTGGGGGGGCGCCGCAGATTCGGAATCTACCTATAAGAAAAGAATGAATACTTTTCATCGTAGTAGACAGTATGCAAATGGTACCCAAGACACTACGGTTTATAAAAAGCTATTAACTTCTTTAGATCCTAACGGAGGGTCAGGGTCTCTTTTAAACCTAGACTTTACTCCAGTACCCATCCTCCCAAAGTTTGTGCGTATTGTAGTAAACAATATACTTTCAAAAAACCCATATCCTAACGTAGAAGCTATAGACCCTTTGTCTTCTTCTATGAAAGACCTAGAGAAAAAGAAGCTTGAGGCTGCTATCATAGCTAAGCCAGAGCTTCAAAAGCTAAAGGACGAGACAGGCATGGTTGTTGGCCAAGACCCATCAGAGATACCAGAGACTTTAGAGGAAGCTGAGATATTTATGGGGACGAGCATCAAAACAGATGCGGAGATAGCGGCTCAGATAGGAGCTAACATGACTCTAGAGTGGAATGATTTTAATGAGGCTATTCTAAGGAGGTCAGTAGAAGACTTGGTTAACTGCGGAATGGCTGTAGTTAAGCGCAGTAACGACCCCAACTACGGGATAAAGACGGATTATGTAGATCCAGCTAAGTTTATTCACAGTAAGACTGAGGATCCAGGGATGAATGACTTGGTGTATGCTGGGCACATAAAGAGCATAAGCATAGGAGAGCTTAAAAGGTTAGCAGGCGACCAGCTTGACGAAAAGCAATATGAAAAGATAGCTCAGAAAGTGTCTGGATCTAACGGAAATGACGCTTCACAACTTAATTATAGTTATTACGATAACGCAAAAAACTCTACTTCATACGGGTATGACGCCTATATGGTTGATGTTTTAGACTTTGAGTTTCTTTCTGTCGACTGTCATCACTTTGAGGAAAAGGAAAGCCAATACGGTAACACAGGGTTTTATTACAAAGGAACCAATTACAAAGAAAAGCACGGATCTATATACGATCGCACGGCTCATAAGATGAACATAGTCACTGTTTATGGCGGGAGCTATGTACTAGGGTGTGAGTACTTGTTTGATTACGGGAAAAAGAAGAATATACCAAAGAATGTCCATGACATTTCTAGGGCTAGAATGTCTTACTCTTGCATTGCAGTAAACATGCAATCAATGATGCCTAAGTCTCTGGTAGACAGTTGTGTAGGCTTCGCGGATATGCTTCAGATAACCCATCTTAAGATTCAACAGTCTATAGCTAAGGCTAAACCAGACGGGCTTATCATTGATATTGACGGGTTAGAAAATGTACAGCTAGGTAAAGGAGGGGAGTTAGAGCCGTTAGACCTGCATGACATTTATGAGCAGACGGGTGTTTTCTATTACAGAGGCAAAAACCCAGAAGGTGGACACCAAAACCCACCAATAAGAGAGATAGGGAACAGCATCCGTAATATAAATGAGCTCATTGGGCTTTATAATCACTACTTGCGATTAATTCGTGACGCAACGGGTATCAACGAAGTGATGGATGCAACGACGCCTAAGGGTGAGCATCTAGTGGGGGTGAGGGAGCAAGCTATGCAAGCTTCAAACAACGCTATATACAACATAACTAATGCTTCTATGGTCCTTTACAGAAAGGTAGTAGAAGATGTAGTAAAGTGTCTACAGATTATACCACCTGAATCTGTCCTCTACCGCGTATATGCTAATGCTATTGGCGAAGAGAACATGAAGGTTTTATCTTCTTTCCAGGATCTATCAATGTATAACTTTGGAGTAAAAGTTGTAAAGGAGATGGAAGACCAAGAAAAGATGGCTTTAGAACAAATGTTACAAATCTCTCTAGGTCAGAAAGAAATAGACTTAGAAGATATTATTGCTATAAGGGACCTTAAGGATGTAAATCAAGCTGAAAGACTCCTGATTATACGACGAAAGAAGCGTAAGGCAGCTATGCAGCAAGAGGCTATGCAGATGCAACAACAGCAACAGCAAGCTGCTATGCAGGCTCAGCAGGCACAACAGCAAGGGCAGGCTCAGATCCTTCAAATGCAATCTCAAATGGAGCTGCAAAAAATCCAAGCTAAAGCTCAATCGGAAGTGCAGGTTGCACAAGCTTTACATGAGTTTAGGAAAGAAATAGAAATGATAAAGGCTCAGGCCACCCTAGGCTTTAAAACTGACGACGCTGAGTTTAAAGAAAAACTAGAGGTTCTTAAAGAGGATCGAAAGGATGACCGCGTTAAGAAACAAGCAGTTGAACAATCGAAGCTTCTCTCACAACGAAAAGATAAACGGGGCGAACTAGAGGCTCCCCCAGAAAACGGCCTTGACTCAACAATATCTCAAATACTAAGCTCATAATGGCAACACAACTTAACCTTGATATTTCCGAGGAACTCAATATAACGACGAAGCGAGGGGACAGCCTCTCCTTTACTGTTACTGTAAAAGACTCCAATGATGATGCTGTGGACTTAACTGGATATAATTTTGCCATGGATGTAAGATTTAGTAACGAAAAAATTGACTCTAATGTGGTTCTATCTACTTCCCCTCCTGCCGCTATAGCCTCTTCAACCATTGTTTTAGTGGGTTACGCCGACGGGACTTTATCGCTAGATGCAACTAGACAGGCTATGGAGACTGTCGCTGCTGGTGGATACGTGTATGACATTCAAGCCACAAATAACTCTACATTAGACTCAAAGACTTGGTTCTTTGGTAGTTTTGACATCAATGATGATGTTTCTGTATGGCAGTAGAATTCAAAATACCAGCCACCGTCATTCCTTCGCTAGCCGTGAAAGAAGACATAAATGTAATCGCAACACTAACGGCCAATAGCATTGCTATAGACTCTGTAGGAGCCACATTATCGTTAACCACTCTTTTACCAACGGCTACTATTGCTTTTCAGGCTGATGGACAAAACTTTACTCACGGACTCAACGTAACAGCTTGGACTAATAATGGTACAGGAGGCACAACATATGATGCCTCTACAGGAGGTGTAGCAGCAAACGAACCTGTATACGATGGGATAGCCGCTGACAATCCTTTTAAAGCCCCATTAGGAGCATTGTATTTTGCAGACAGTTCGCTTTCAGCTTGGGATTATTTAAACTTAGCTAATAAGTTTTCAACTACAGGAGCTTTTGTTATGTATGCTGTCTTTGGTTATGAAACAGGGTTTGCCTCAGCATTTAGCCCAACATTAATCTCAACTAAATCGGCCAATAGCATTGGCCACAGTGTTAACGTTCTAAGTAAAGTCACTCGCACATCCACCACTGTCTCAATTCGCGACGAAAACTATACAGCTTTATATTCCTCCCTTCAAAAATGGATGATAGCCACGACAGAGGCCGAGCCTACAGCCGCAGCAACTCCATATGTTTTAGTTATTAGAAGGGACGCCTCTGGCAATATGTTCTGCTATGACGCTTCATCTAGAAGCATTGTATCCTCTGAACAAATTCATGAAGTAGGATTTAAGCTGTCGTTTGATGCTATTGGTATGGCTCAGCCTTCCCTCCCAGGTGCCGCAGAAGGGAAAGGAGCTTATATTGCTGCGCTTGGAGTGTTTAACTCTGACATTGGTTCACAAAAGTCTCAAGGGTTAGCTAGACTCCTGGGTAAGAAATACATAGGGTGATGGACTTAACCCAAAAGGTTAACTAATTAGTCCTTATATTTGCAAAAACAACAACCTAACAATAAACTACAATGGCAACTACTACTGCTACTTTAACATTATCTAGTTCAGACCTTACAGGCGACTCTTTGGCTCTGTCTACTACAGCAACCCTTACGAAAGCTGGAGTATTAACAGGCTTAGACCAGACTACTGGTGTGGCTAGAAAGTTCTACGCTTCCGCAACGACAAACGGCACCCTCTTAGCTGCGGCTGGCTATACAGCTGATAAAGCTCATAAGATTTACATTAAGAACACTTCTAGCACGGCGGCTGAATTTATAAAGATTACCATTGGCTCAAGTAACGTGGCTTTAGGTCGCATATATGCTGGAGACTGGGCTTTACTTCCTTGGGACGGGGCGAATGACATTGACATAGATACATCTGCAACCAACATGACTATAGAGTACATGGTAGTATTTGAAGCATAATGGGCACTCTAAGAGCCACCTTAAAGCTTACTTCGTCTGACGTATTTACTACGGCTGTAGATTTATCTACTGCGGTAACAGTATTAGCTGATGGAGGCAACATCTCTAGAGGAAAAACTTCTCAAGTGGGTGTACATGCAAACGCTCTTGTTATATACAAGGCTAATAAAAAATTAGTAAACGCTTATGTTTACATAAAAAACCTTGCTTCTGATAAAGAAGACTATGTCTACTTATACAACGATACAGCTAATGACGTCGTCCTCAAGTTAGGTGGGGGTGAGTTTGCTTTCTTACCAGTTAAGGAAGACCAAACGTTTAAAGCTTACGGGACTAAAATAGACCAAATCGTAGAATACGCAACATTCGGACTTGACAGTTCGGCAGTTAATTTAGCATAACCATGGGACTATCCAATACAAGTAATAATAACGCTGCAGCCTCTGGCGAATACGGAAGTGTTTTCAGTAACTCTACTGATGCGGTTGTCGCCCCAGCAGGGAAGTATTTCTTCTCTATTACCTTTCTAGAAGCAACTACGTTTGATTCGTCTGGTGGCTTAATTGCCACAAATTCTGCAAAGTACATGAACACAGAAGCAGCGGCTTCAGCAGGAGGGAGTGGCGGCATCCAAGTGGTAGTAGGCGACTCCTTTCCAGCAGGTATGACAATCTTCGGTCAATGGACTGAGTTTGACCTAGCTTCAGGATCTGTTGTTGCACACCTTGGATCATAAAAGACATTAACTACATAATTTAATTAAAATGGAAAACGAAGAATCGTTTGATAAAGTAGAGTTTGTTGATTCACCAGAACAGTTACAAGAGTCATTTGCAGCTGAAACTAGCGAAGCTCAACCAGAAACTCAACCAGAAACTCAAGTAGACTCTCAACCAGAGGTTCAATCAGAACCAATGATAGGGCAACAGACTCAAGGGAACGCTCCTGAGTCTTTTAATAATGAAACACAAGGGACTGAGCCTCAAAGCTCAGAACCTCAATATAGCGATGATGAAATCGAAACTTCTGTCCTTAACTTTCTAAGCGAAAAGCTTGGAAGAGAGATAGGTAGCCTAGATGAATTTAACGCACCGCAAGAAGAAGCTCGTCAGCTAGACGAGCGTGTTAAGGCAATATCCGACTTTGTTGAAAATACAGGTCGTCCGCCAAGGGATTGGTTTGCATACCAGTCGTTGAATACATCTGAAATGGATGACGCAACGGCAGTGCGAGTTTCGCTCGCTTCTGAGTATCCAAACTTAGCTCCCGACGAAATTAACATGCTCGTTGCAGATAAGTACAAGCTTGATTCCGACCTCTATTCAGAGTCCGAGATGAAGCTGTCTCACTTGCAACTTAAAATCGACGCCTCTAAAGCAAAGGAGAATATTGAAGGCATCCGCCAACAGTATAATGCTCCCGAAGTTGAGGCCGCTCGTTCAAAATCAATTGTCAATGACAAATGGCTTTCTGATATGTCTAAAGAGGTTGACAGCCTTACAGGTTTGGATTTCGATCTAGGAAACGGAAAATCGTTTCAGTTCGGACTCAATGACCAGTATAAAGGTCAGCTGAAGGACCAGAATTCCCGTCTAGATAATTATTTCGATTCGTTTGTCCGAGAGGACGGGAGTTGGGATTACGATGCTTTGAATTCGCAAAGAGCCATTATGGACAACATCGATGATATTGTTTCAGCCGCCTACAAACAGGGCAGAGGAGACGGTCAGAGAGGTTTAGTTGATAAGGCCGCGAATGTAAGCATGGATACCGCTCAACGTTCTAACGTACAAAATGTTAACAGTGTTGCTGAGCAATTAAAACAAATCATAGGCTCTGGCAGCACTACTACTTTTAAAATCTAAAATAAGAAATAATGGCTATAACCACACCATTAGGTAATGTTGCAGATCAAGCCGTCTCAAGAGGAGGCTTTGCTACATCACCTGAAAAATATACAACTGTTGAGGAGTTACTTACAGGTAACGCCCCCGACGTAAAAGACCAGTTAGCTAAGATCTATGGAGATCAAGGTATTACTGGATTCTTAAAAATGACTGGCGCAGTACGCGCTGGTGGATCTGCTGACTTCGTAGAATGGTACGAGGAAGGCCGCCGTCACACTAAAATTGTGACAGGTGCAACAACAATATCGTCTGCTGATCTTTCGGGAATAAAGGCACTACACTGTGTAGCTGTTTCTGTTGACGGGGTTGCAAATGTAGCTCCTGAGACATATCTAAATGTTGGAGATGTTTTACTAAGTCACGCAACAGGTCTTGTTTACGTTCTAACTATACTTAATGTTGCTACTGATGGATCTACTGCTGATGCTGATGGGTTTATATTATCGCGCATGGACGGAACGGACGCTTCTTCATTAATGGAGGGTGAAACTGCGTCTTGGGCTTTAATTGGTAACACTCACGCACAGGGATCAACAACAAGCTTAAGTGCTTACAAACAGCATGGCTTAAATCGCCTTCGTAATTCTTACAACATCGTTAAAGACCTTTACCAAGTAAGTGGTTCACAAGCGACTAATATTGGATATGTAAACGTTGGAAACGGCGATTACCGTTGGTACATCAAAGGGGAGCAGGAAACTCGCAACCGCTTTGTAGATAAGCGTGAGATGATGATGCTCTTTTCTGAAAAAGGAAATCAAAACGATCAGGCAGGAACGACTATTTCAGGACTTCCTGGAGATATTGCTGGATCAGAAGGTTACTTTGCGGCTGTTGCAGCTCGTGGAATAACGGCTACTTCAGACGGTTCTTCTAGAATTTTTGATTCTATGGCTGACATTGATAATGTTTTGTTAGAACTTGATAAAGAGGGAGCACCTGCTGAGTACGCTATGTACATTGATCGCAGAACTTCTCTTGATATCGATGATATGCTAGCTAACGGTATTGCTACACAGAATACTGCAGGTTTGGCTGGTCAGTTCGGCGCGTTTAACAACGATGCTGACATGGCAGTGAAGCTAGGCTTTAAATCATTCACTCGTGGAGGTTACACTTTCCACAAGCACGATTGGAAGCTTCTAAATGACCCTACACTTGTTGGGGGCATGACAGCAGCAGAATATCGCGGAGCAATGATTCCTTTGGCTTCTTATGTAGATCCTAAATCTGGCAATAAAGCGCCATCTTTAGAGATGATCTATAAAGAGTCTAACGGGTATTCTCGTGAGTTAGAGCACTGGGTAACTGGTGGTGCTGTGATTGGTAACAAAACTGACGATAGCGATATCGCAAAGTTCCACTACCGTTCAGAGTGTCAATTAGTGACTCGCGCTGCTAACCAGCACGTAATCCTTCGCGGAGCCTGATATATTAACTAAGTAAGAAAGGGGGGCTAGGTTCAAGCCTTCAGTCCCCCTTTTTAACTTTAAAAAAAAAACAATCATGATTTTTCCTTTATATCAAGACGCTGCTAAAGCAGCTTTATCAGGTGCAGGAGCTATTACAGTTTCTGAATACTACACTGCGTGGACTACCACAGATGCACAAATTGGAACACTAGCTGATGGCTCTAAAGTAGGCCAAATGAAGAAAGTTACACTTATCGTTGACGGGGGTGTTGGGACATTAACTCCTAGCAACTTTGCAGACGGTGCAACTATTGCATTTGCTGATGCTGGTGACTTTGTAATCCTTATGTGGACTGCTGGTGGCTGGAGAGCAATTGAACTAGGTAACGATGTTGACGGGGCAACTGCTCCAGAAATAGCATAACGCTAGATTTCTATACTATTTGAGAAAGGCTCCATTAAGGGGTCTTTTTCTTTTTCGTATATTTGTGGATCATGAGAAATTTCCTTTTTATAAAGACTGCTACCGATATGGTAACCTTGCCGACAGACTCTTTGTCACACACAGAGTACACAAGCGCCACAACGGTAACTTTATACTTCTCTAACTCTAAAGATGGAAAGGACGCTACAGTCTCTGTAGTACTTACCGTTACCTCTGGTAAAGCTTCCTCTGTTGTTGAAGCTATGATGCAACAAGTTGCTTCGGGATCTTCAGCCTCACTTAAATATGACGCTGTGAACGGAACATACTTTACACCTAATGTTACGGGTATAACGAGTATTACAACTTCTTTAGCGGGGGCAGGGCTAGCAGCAACGGCAACAGCCTTAGCAACAGCAAGAGCGATTAACGGGGTTAATTTTGATGGTACGGCGGACATAACGGTTACAGCGGCCGCAGGCACATTAAGTGGGAACACTTTAAAGGCTACGGTAACAGCCTCTTCTTTAACTTCTGTGGGGACTCTCTCAGCTTTAACAATGGGAGGTACTGTTGATATGGCTGGCGAAACCCTTAACGTCAATGGTGGTGACGTAACAGGAGCCGCAACCACTACCTCTCTGGAATACAAAGGATCTGCTGACTTAGACCTAAGCATTAAGTCTGACGGGAACATGACTTTCATTATAGATAACGACTCTGACGAAACAGGCCAGTCGTTCAGCTTTAAAAACAATGCTACTACGGAGATAGCTAATCTTGACGAGTCTGGGAACTTACAGCTTGACGGTGTTTTGACTGCCAAGACATTTGAAACTCTTACAGCAAACTTTTTTGATGATCTAGGAACCATAAAGCATTACCTACCTATAAGTACTCAGTCTTCAAGCGAACAAACTACCGACGGAAACACTATTACTGACTACTTGGCCCCATGTAACCTTAAGGTAAATAGTGTTTTAATTAAACTCCCCTACACCACTACAGGATCAGGCAATGTAACCGTGGGGGTTGAGTCATCAGACATAGGCGCATCACCATTAACTAAGTCAATAATAGAAACTGAAGTTGTGTCAAGCGTGGCCGCCACCAACGATGATGATGTTCTTTATTTTTCTTTTGACAGCGCAGCAATTACCGTAGGCCAAAATCTATCCATAACAATTCAGAGTGACGGAGACTTAAGCGGATCTCAAAACTGGTTTGCTACAATTATCCTAGAAATGGACTGGAACACTCGCTACACAGGCTCAAGCGCAATTAAAACTTCTTAACTATATTTGCAACGACTTTTAATTTAATATTTAATTATAATGGAGAATAAACAAACAAAACGCACCAAAGGCTTATCTAAGCCAGGTGAAACATCAGAAGCGGCGACAGACTCAATTCCTACAATGGAGGCGCCAGTAATGGAGGCTCCTAAGCCTCAAGCCCCAAAATCTAAAAAGCGTCCTGCTATTAAGCAAGACATAAGAGAATCAAAAGCTTGTGTTTACGAATCAATAAAGAATAAAGGGCCCGCTTATATGCTTATGAGCAGAGGCATCCGTATTCATGACAAAGAAACAGACAAGGTTAGATTTGCTAATTATTCACCGTCTGAACCTACCATTTGGAAAGATGAGCAGTTAGAAAACAGCGCGTCTGCTCCTGTTATATTTAGAAATGGATACCTAACTGTCCCTGCCAACGACCCAGCCTTGCGATTTTTCATGGAAATTCATCCAGGAAATGTTGTTAACGGAGGGAAGTCCTTTAAAATTGTAGACAAAAAGAATGATGCGGAGGTAGAGATTAAGAAGGAGTTTGCAGTACATGATGCTGTCTCTATACTTAAAAACGCAGAGATGAACGATCTTTTATCGGTTGCTCTTTACTTTAAAGTGAACATAGATAAGAAGTCAAGTGAAATAAAGTTTGACCTAC